CGCCATGCAGCGGCAACAAAGCTCACTGAACAGGGCCACAGTATTATGTTGCCCTGCACTATCGTCCAGACTGATCCCAACAATCCGGCACAGCGGCTGATGCGTCAACTCAGTTCCGCCACTCAGAGGGAAGCCTTGAGTGTAATGGATACAGCTACAGCGATGAAGACCTTGCTGGATGCTGGAGTACCGCGCCAGGAAGTACGGGATGTCTTCTCCAGGCCAACAGGTAAGGGTGGCAGGATGGAGCCTATCTCCAACTCGTTGATGAATATCTACATCTCGGGTCTGGAGTTCCCCAAGAACATCCAGGAGAAGGTACACAACGGCATCATTGGGGTGAGCGGCATCTATGCTCTCTCCAAGAAGCCGCGTGATATGTGGCCTCAGATTGTGGCCCAGTTCGAGGCTGATCGTGCTGCCGAATTGGATAAGGAGCGCAAGGACGAAGAGAAGTACAACCAGGATGAGGCCAAGGTAGCCGAAGCCAAGGGCAAGGCTGAAGTCGCTGCTAAAGAAGCTGAAGCTGTCCGAGCCAAGCTGGAAGCGGCTAAGAAAGAATTCAGCGACAAAGCGGCGATGGTGGATCAGTTCTCCGATAGTGAAGCTAACGCATATAAGGAAGCTAAGAATCGGGGACTGAGCGAGGAGGATCGTAAAGCCGCTGAGGAACGCTTCAAGAACGCTGAGGGTAATACCAAAGCGGCTGTGAAGGTGGCCGAGGAGTCCAAGAAAGCTGTCGATAAGCTCTCCAAGGAGCTTGAGAAGCTGGAGGGTAAGACCAAATCGGCTGAGGAGCAGGCTGAGGAGCGGCGTAGGAAGTTGGAGGATGCCCGCAAGTTGGCCACTGCCAATAAGAAGACCGATAAGAAGAAGCCTGCCGCATCTGCCAAGGATATTGATAAAGCGGCGGCTAAGGTGGGTACAGGCACTTTGGTAGCTCTTAATGCTACCGATATGCGCAAAGCGGTTGACCAATGGGCTTTGCCCGGTTCAGTCACGGTTCAGGCTATCTTCCTGATTGTTCAAGACTGCTTCCGGGGTGGCCTCACTCCCGATCAGGCATTTCACAAGATGGTGAAGGTCACTGGAGAGAAGAAAGATAAAGCCTCAAAGAAGGTTGAATAACCTCCCTAACACACTAAAGCCCCGGCACCCTTCACGGTGACCGGGGCTATTTTTTTGCTCTGTGTAATCTCTACCCGACTTCTCCTTTCCTAAAATGTAATCATTACAGCTTATCACTCTGTAATCTCTCACGCTGCCACTTCAGAGAGTACTCGATGCGATTGCTACACCCTGACTTGTGGATGATATTGTATGCGCTGATGCGAGTCATGTCATAGGTTGAGCCAATCTTATTGGCTATGTCCTTGTACCGCATACCAGCCCCAACCATATCGGCTATCTTGGCTTCAAACGGAGTGAGAGGCTTACCCGGTGCAGATCTACGTTTATGGTTGGCACGGATGTTAGATATTAGCTTCTCACCCCGTAGCTTCACGCTCTTAGATTTGGCTAGTTCGCATACCACACAGAGTATGCCCTGGAACTTCAGCCCGCATCGGCCACAAGTCTTATACTCTGCCACATACGGCACCATTGCATTGTGGTTAGCCCCTCCCCCTCTACTCATCTGGTGTTTCCTCTGCTTCATCCTTACCTGCTGATACCTTCAGCGAGTATGATGTGCTAGTTTTGGTGCTGGCCGTAATGATCTCGGGCTGTACCCCATTGGCCAGTAGTAGAGCGGGGAGGATTGAGGACCGTTGGCTACTATAATAGGTGAGCGTGTCCCCCTCAAATTCGGCTTTGCCAATCTTGTATTTCCCGGCCAGCACCTTAAGCTGAGCGGTGATCTTATCTCTTTCCTTTTTGGCTTTGGATATAGTATCACCAAGAGTCAGGTGTTCTGTCATCAGACGGCGGATGGTTAGCAGATCCTTGCCTTTGACTAGATCAGGGATCTGAGGGATTACCTCCTCCTCCTTTGGCGGGGGCGGGGTGAATCCCATTAGAGCGGCGTTAGCTTGTTTAGGCATGTAACCATTACATCACATATGTGCCCGTAAGTCAACAGTGATGTTAGCTTTAGTTACTTGTCCAGGTCACCCCAAGTGTCCGCAAATGCTCCACTAGCCTTAATCGGGATCAGGAAGTTGAACATTGTCTCAAACCTGAACTTAACTAGGGCTATCAGATCCTCTACAAAGTCCTCTCTGCACTCGAATAATAGCTCATCATGGACCTGTAATAGCACATGGCAGATATCCCATATTCCAGGGATAGATAGCAGATCGTCCATCACTGCCGCCATCACCAGCTTAATAGTACCCTGTGCCCCTCCCTGCATCGGTAGATTGGAGCCCTCTCTCAAAGCTGCTGCTTGTACCCATTCAAGCACACTCTTTACTGCTGTAATGTGCTGTAGTCGGCCCCACATATCACAGATGTAACCATTACGTCTGATGTACGCATGGTCCCTCTTACGCATGTTGAGCAGACCTGGATACTTCATGTAGAACGCATTGATTAGGTCCTGACACTTCCCCTCTGTCCACAGTGCGTAGAACTTGCGGCAATCGTGCTTAGTGGCTTCCTTATTACAGTTGGCGCACACAATAGGCATCTGCTCCAGCAATCCCTTAGCCGTAACATCATAGATCGAGGCCAGCACACAGACCTTAGAGGGCCGTCTATGGTCCATAGCATGGACCCCCGGATACTTCCACTTATCCTCTTTATAGCGGTTGTCCGGTAACCTGAATGCAGCTATGGCAAAGTCACTGTAGATGTCCTCTTCATTATGGTAGACCTTGAGTAGATTAGGGTCTGCACTCCGGTGCGCAGCAATGCGTACCTCAATCTGGCTCTCATCTACTGATACAATCTTCCACCCCGGCCTTGTGATGAAGCCCTTGCGCACCTCCCGGCCTTTCTCTGTCCTTGTGGGCATGGCCAACAGATTGGGGTCTGAGCACGATAACCTACCAGATGGGACTCTGGTGGTTCTGAAATTGGGAAACATTCTCCAGCTAGTTCCCATGCGTCTAGCCAGCTTTGGCATTGGTCTGACATATGTCCCTCTCAGCTTCTCATACTCTTTGTAGTCCAGCAGTTTAGGTACCACCGGATGATCGTGCTGTATCGCAGTGAGTACCGCATCCTCTACGCTCTCCCGCTCCCCGCTGCTAGTCATCTTAGGGCGGGCTTGCTTCAACTTTAGCTTACTAAATAGAAGCTCTGCTACCTGATCCCCACTTCCAGGATTGATATAGTGACCTGAGATCTGATGTATTTCTTCAGTGATGCGCTCTAGGTCATCTGACAGACCTTTATCCATTTGGGCGAAGTGGTCTAAGTCCACCTCCAGCCCGGTAGCCTGCATCATGGCTATCATGGGCATTGCGCCCATGTCGATTAGCTCGATGTTGCGGGGGCTCGGGCCATTAACCAGCCGTACCCCGTTATAGAGTCGTGGGCTTAGCATTCTTAGGCTTTTTAGTCAAAGTAGTGAACCATAGATCAGGTATGTTACGGTAGTCTAGTACCGTGTACCTCACAAACTTGCCGGCATATGTAACTCCACAGCAGTGATACGTATATATTGGGATGTAAGCCCCACAGTAACCACAATGATGATGTAGTTGGCAATTACAGTAAGTCAAAATGGTATCTCCTCGTCATATAGCGGTAGCCAGGGCACTGGCCTATATCTTGGCACGAATAAGCCCCTGCCATTGCGGGGTCGGCCATGCACAGTCTGTGCTGAGTGCAGATCTATATCAAGAGCCATTAGATTATATGGGCAGTTGCACTCTTTGTTAAAGTTGATGTGATGTATTTCAAATGGTCTAGGGATGAAGAATCTGATGCTAAATGGGCTCTCTTCCACCATCTGATTGAACACCACCCGGTGGATGTAATCATTACGATGTGGTCCGGCATGATATCTTAGGTGGCCACTTTTAGTACGATGGATGCCTTTAGGTAGATCCTGCAATTTACGCTGCCCATCCATCTGTCCAATCCTCCTGTTGACACCTTCTCACTCTCTGTCTCATATGTTTGAGTAATGGCCATAATCTTAATGTTGCATCAGCGTCACGGCACGCATAATGCACTATCTGATCGAATGGCGCGTAGCTTATGCACTTCCCCGGCCACGGGCCAAGCTCATCCTCAACCATCTGGTGAGAGTCCTTCCAGTTATCGGTCCAGGGGCTGAAAACATCCTTGTCCCCTTCCTTCTTGGCCCACGCTTTCCAGAATGCTTTAATTTTGGTATTGAGGCTCTGAGCCTTGTATAGCTTGTAGCCACCTCCCTCAACTCTTATCAACTCAGCTTCGGGCTTAGGCCACTCTTCAGCGTTCATCTGGCGGTAGTAGTCTAGTACGTGTGGGATAGCGTGTGGCGTCACCAGATCATCAAAGTCCTGCATCGACATACCTAGCTCTCTATAGGCTAGAGCCTTCAAGCCCTGTGGTAGATTGCCTAGATGAAATGCTTGGACCATCGTATCCCGTATCTTTTTGATGGGGAATCTCAGCCCCATTCTAGCCACTACCCCACCGTCAAACAGCCAGTTGTGGAATAGGATAGGGCCTTTCCAGCAGTCTAGTTTTTGCTGTAGAGCCAGAAGTAGACTAGTGTCTTCTGCACGAATGAGAAAACCACTTCCGGGCTGTACAGAAAAGGTGATGCAGAAGGGTTTTCCTCCCTTAGCAACTTCTGTATCGCACGCGAGGGGAAGATGTTCCCATCCATCAAGAACCTCCAAGACCTCTTGCGCCAGAGATAGGGCCTTGTACACTTCTTTGCCTTTGTATTGATCCTGCTGTACATGTAATACTCCCGTCAGATACTTTCTGAGTCTAATCCAGTCGGTTCTGATCTGGAGCATCTTTTTGGGTTCGTGAATGCCTCCAGACGGATGCCACATAGGGAACGTATTGCCCCATGAGGTTTGGATTGGGATGCCGTGTTGTAAGTCCAAATCGATATTGATATCAATGGCATGACACGCGAAGGCTCCCATTGGGATGATGATTCTCGGGCTGAGTCGTTCGAGATCTAGGTATAGGTGATGCTCTGCACATGAGTAAAGAAGATCCCTGTCGGCTTGCCGTTTGATGTCGAGCTTACCTTTCGGTCTGTCTGGTAAACATGAAATCGCATTATCGATCCTAAAGTTCAACGGGTTGAGATTAGTGAGAGGGATGTACCCCTGCCTCATCTCCCTCCCAGTCTTGCCTACAAAGGGCTTGCCCTTCTTATCCTCATCATAGCCCGGTGCCTCACCAATCAGAGCGTAACCATTACACTGGTCAGATCCATCAGGACCTACACAGTTATGCTTGCCAGGACATTTAGGGCATCTATCCAAGTAGTTCCCTCTTGAAATAGAAGAAGTTACCCAGAATACAGACCAACTCCCAGCCCAAATGACCAAGAGTATTCATCTCCTCCACAGAGGGGCTAACCACTTTGATATATTCCCACTGCGGCCCTCCTAATATGTCTACTGGTTTCACTGTTTTTGCCATATCTGCCTCACTATCTTCTTTGCCCCTTCAAGACTGATACCCTTGATTCTTGCCCACTCACTGGGTTCTGCGTTGGCCAGCACTCCACCTGTCTTGAATAGGTTATTAGCCTCCCACCCCAGAGTAGTCCCCACATCATCTATCTCTGCCGCCCACCTCATTGCCAGCGGGGGACGGCCCATGAGAGATGGAACTACAAGTTTCTGCTTGCCCATGAGGGAAGTGTGACTATCCCACTTCTTCTGGAAGTACTCATACCATTCACAGATGTCAATGGCTGTATGTGATCGATCTCGGGTGTATGTAACCATTACACCAGACATTGCCACACTTATGAGATAACGCCTAATCTTGGCGTATTTAATGGGGCGGCTACCGTACTTGCAGGGGAACCATTTACCATTTGCCCCCTCCATCAGATCACCATTCTCATGGGGCTTCCAGTGACCTTCTATAATAAGGATGCTGACATCATACATGTTACGCATCCCCGGTAATTGGTGGGCAGAGTAGCGGCTATCATCAATGCAGTGGAGCATGTCATGCAGCCGCTTACGCTCGATACCCACTCCAATAGCCCTACCCGGTCCCTTACCCTCAAAGCAGCAGTCTCCGTAGATTATGGGTTCAAGCTGAGCCTGCTGGCCTTGTTGTATAATGTCAGAGAATAGATCACGGGAGCCTATCCGTGGATCAACTAGGATCACTAGAACCCCCACTGATCTGCTGGGATATCAGGATAAGCTGTTTCTACCAGAGTCCTGAAGTTGCAGTCACCGTCCCAGAACTCCATCCCAATCAGATCCACATTGCTCTTGCACTTGAGAATCCTGAACCCAAACTTAGAGCTAACCCGCAGATGACGTATCTGGATGTGGAACAGGTAGTCCATGTCCTGGAATCCCTGCCTCTCAACCTCTCCAGACTTCTTACGTTTTGGCTTGCCCGTGTTGTCCAAAATAGGCTGACCTAGAGAATCTAGCTCATCAACGTACTCGGGCTTAGTCTTGTTGGTGAATATTACTATCTTGCCGCTGTCCCAAGCTCTAGCGTACATGGCGCGGCGTGCGGCATTCACATTGGTGTACATAATAGGCGGGATCTGAGTGAGCTTGCCAAATGCGGCCAGCCGTTGAAGCTCCCACGAATCACTATCGCCATCCACTAGCACCACACGGGAACCTTTGTGATCTAAGGCAGTCTTGTAGGTATCATAGAACGACCGCCAGTACTCCATGTATTCATCTTGTTTAGCCTGTGTGACTAATGGAGCCTCAATCACCTGAAAGCTCCAGTTTGGGTTTCGGCTAGCCGGGGGGTGAGGGTTACGCAGCACTCCATCAATGCCACGGTCCAGGCACACTCCCAATCCTTGACCGGGGGCAGACATAGCAAACTCAGTCTTACCCGAGTCTGGGGGGCCATCAGAACCTAGCAGTAACCGGGGCTCTTTTATAATGGTATCCGCCGATACGAACCCTTTTGGCGCACCGTTGGTCTGTGAAACAGGCATCGGTATGGGGATTGTCTTATAGCCCCCCGGTGGTTGAAATGCCATCTTGCCTCCTCTTAAACTGCTCTTTGTACTCTCTCAACAGATCCCAATTGTCGTCTATCTCACGCTGTTCAAACTCAATACGCCATCTAAGCAGTCGCGGTCTTATGGGATAGCTGTAGTCACCACACAGAAACAGGCAGTGCAATTCTGCAAATCTTGTGCCTTTGCCCTTGCAGTAAGCCTTCATCTGTCCCAGCCACATCCACTGCGTACTGAGATCTCCCACAGTCCTGATACTTTTATAGGTGGCTTTTACCTCATGGACTACCTCAACTAGAGACCCACTCCAGTAGCACTGGTTAGGGGGTGTAACCATTACACTGAGACTTTCACCATCATGTGTCATGTAGATACCGTCAACACACATCTCCCCCGGATGGTCTGCCACATCAGTTAATAGTGGGATGTAGTGTTCCTCCCAGGCTAGACCAATATGGATTTTTAGAACAGCCTCTGGGTTTGTTATCTCCCTGACATCGGACAGAGATAACTCCTCAGTCCATCTGGGATCTAGGACTCCAGTTTCCGTAGCTATGCAGCGGATGATACTTGACACATGAACCCCCGCCGATCTACCGACAGGCGGGGGCAATGTCAAGGCCACCTCTACAGGGGTGACGATCATGGTTACCCAGCCACTTTGACTTGTGCGCCAGAGGCGGTATAGCCAAGGGTACCGAGAACCGAGTTGAGGGCGTCATCACTGGTGAAGAAGTTATTGATAACGTCATTTGCCACTTGATCCCCATGCAGTTTCTTCACAGCCGCAAAGGTCTGGGTGCGGAGGAGGATCTTGGGGCATCCGTTAGCGTTAGTCGGAACGGTGAGAACAGCCGTGATGCCGTCAGCCGCAATCCCAGCCAGATCGATATCAGGGGCAGAGGCTGGAGCGGGAGCTACTGATGTGGGGTTAGTGGACTGTTGCAACTGCTGAGCACCAACAGCGGCGGCGCTGCCATTGACAATAGGAGATTTGGGAATCCCTCCCGTATTGTTCCACGGCATACCGCTAGCAAGAATCTCAGAACATACAGCAATCTTGCCGGATCTACGCGGTCCTTCAGCCGCTTCACCCGTATTAACACTCTGGATATTCTTGCGTTCTTCAGGCTCATCGATCTGCATGGTGTGAATATGAATACCATCCAGAGCGGTGAGGTCTTTCCCGTCCACGTATTCAGCGGGTAGCCCGCAATCAATCATGGATTTGAACAAATATGACCAGTTGGACATGTTAGATAAGCCCTGTCCAGGTCCACCGGGAATGGGTACCACACTTTTGCCAGTCTGGGGATGTGGAGCCCAAGATTTATGGGCGTTAGTGCCCATGGCGTAGAACTGCTCCTTTTTGTGCTCCTCTGTGGGAGACGACAGGGGATAGGCTGTAACCATTACACCGAGTTTCTTTTCTCCCTTCTGCACTCCCTGTGCGTCTACATAGGCGTGCAACCGCACATCGAAGAAGAGACAGTAGCTATCGTTTGGAAGTCCCCCTCCCGCTACATAGAAAGAGAGATTCAGGAAATTAGCACCCTGCATTGCAGGCGCGGCTGAGGGTGCGATACGTCTAGTGGGCGATGCCATTAACTACTCCTTTGATTTTACTGAAAGATATTAACACACTGGAGGCTACTTTTGGACCATTTGTCTGTTTTTGATCCATTCTTTTGCTGCCTCCTTTGCCTCATCAACCTCGTCAGCCCTTCCTCCGTTGCCAAGGGCTGACCAGTACCATTGGGGTGTCCATTCCCCATCAATCTGAACCATTCGACGCCAGAAACTATACGTCCCTTCGGCTCTACCGGCCTTATAGTATACTGTGATGGCGTCAGATGGTATGTTTTCCTGAGCGGCCATAGTGTAACCATTACAGTCTCAAGGGGGGTGGAAGGATGTCCACTGTCCTAAAGAATCCCCCAGGTTTGTCAAGCCTGAACTGTTTAGGGGCGAATTGGGCAAATCTGGGCATAAACCATCTACAGTGGTCATCCCCGATAAGCCTTTCGCTCCAGTCCGTTTTGCTGCGCACATCTCGTCCAATCATCTGTACAAACGTGCTCATTGCTCGGTAGCCTCTGTACTCTTTATCATCCTCCTCTCTTGCCTTGACTATTTTGCTGGGTGGCTCGAACGGTATCTTGCATATAAAGGACCAGCGGCACATATCATCTGCAAAGTCGTAGCCGACACCCACTGAAGGACTGACTATGATAGATCCAGGCCCAGACTCTTCAAACTCCAAGATGGCATGGTCAATTTTATCCCCCTTCTTGTTATGGATCATGCTGGAGGCATAACGGCTATTAGCCAGGACCATCTGCTGTCTGTCGTAACTGATGGTATGCACTGCACCTTTCCTATCCCGTCGGGGACTGGCGAACTGATCGAGCCTGAGCCATAAAGGATCAAGGCTCTGAGCGTTAGAGTCCACTCGCATGGTTGGCACATAGTATATAGGACACCGGGCAGGGTCAAAATCCGAGTCGTACTCCCTAAAATCAATATCAGGAGAGCCAATACCGGACATAAAGAGGGTCTTTGGCCTCAATGTGGCAGATACTGGTATGACCTTCTTTAGCCGCAGTAGTAATGCAGCCTCTCCATAACGGCCAGCCCGAATAGGGTCAAACACAAATCCCTGATCTAAGTACTCATCCGCCACCCAGTCTGCTGCACGGGCAGTGGCTAGGGTGTTGATACGGCGTAATAGATTACGCATGTGGGTGAAATGCTTGACCCATGTCGGTTTGGGGTCTGATACCCCTGTAATACGGGCCTGTGCCGCAATCATGGCATTCTCAGCTACCACTCGGGCTGAGCAAGCCCATGTCTTCCAAGTCGCAAAGTCACCGGATTGGTTGTAATCAGGAAAGTCTATTTTTAGGCCGTCGTTCACCTCCTTATAGTTAAGCTGCACTTGCATGGCGGAGGCTATAGCATCGGGCATATAGTGGCCTTCATCGAAGACAACTTGCTCGATATGGGATAGCCCTTGGCCAAACATCTTTTGAGAGGTCCACTTCGCGTAGTTGGTCACTACAAGTGGAGATACAGCCGCTGTCATCTCAGCCTTACTACAGGCGCAAGCGATCGTACCCTTATAAGGGCAGCGGGCCGCATACCCCTCCTCACAGCTGTAGTTAGGGTCATCTGGCCGCATATCACACTTGTACTGTCTACGGCCCTTGAGAGAAGCCATGCCAATGCTCTCAAAGTCATTCATGTACTGATCTAGCAGGCCGTTAGAGAGTGTGACAATAGCTGTATTCTTGCCAGATCGTAGAGCAGCCCCAACTACGGCGGCACTCTTACCAAACCCTGTGGGAGCACAAGCGGCTGGCACTCGCTTCTGAGATGTAACGATTACATCTATAAACTCCTCTTGCCCATCTCTCCAGGAGTCAAACTTAGCAGGAAGACCCATTTCTGGAGGTGAGGGCAGCTTGTGTAGCTTTGGTAACCAAATGTTACTGACTGTTGCCATCTAGTTACCTAAGTATGGATGCTATAGCTCTTAATTCATCTTCTGTCAACGGTATGTCTGTCACATAGAATGAATCAGGGGTATCTGGTTCGGGATGTCGTGTGAATATAGACAAACAGAATGTTCCATCTTGCTTGGCTAGAAGATAGAGGTGACGGTCTTTGCTATAGGATATCTTCATGAGAACCTATAGTAACATAGCATGTGCCCAGGAGTCAACAGATAAGTTAGATCATTTTCATAGCTTCCATCAGCCGCTCTTTGTGGTGGTTCTCAAGCATCTGAAGGAATTCACTAGTTGTAATGTCGAGTGCTTTTGCTATAGCAGCCATGGAATGGAGGGTTGGGTTCTTACGGCCAGCAAATACATGACTGATATAGCTACGGCTCAGACCGGACTTGCGGCCTACCTCTGATATATTGACCCACCGCTGCCCGAAATAGCAGGATCGGGCATTTGGGTTGGGTTCGATGCAAGCTCCCGGTTTAATCATATATATAGGATAGACTGCATGTGCCCCCCAGTCAACTTTGAGTAATCTTTTCAGTTGTAATCGTTACACTTTAGTTGTAATATGGATGCATGGCGCTTTTAGACATAGTTCAAAGAATTCAATTCTGTAGTTGTGGAAATCCTGATGCTCATCTCCAGACTATACAAATGGGATTGGAGCTACATAAGGGTGAAGATAAAGATGGCAAGTTACTTAAGTGGATAAACGATAATCCAGTTGTGGGATGGTTCCTACTCTATTGTCTAGAGAGTTGGGGACTTACCGAACATGGATCAAATATAGGCTTTGGTTGGCTTACCCAAGACGGAGAAGAGTTGCTCATGTTCCTGCGCCAAATCAAATGTAATCATCACGAATGGGAGGTTGTCAATGAAACGACCCATACGACTCCTATCATATGAGGAAGTCAAAGTGCGTGACTGGTTGAAGACTCACAGGGGTATACTCACCAGGATTGCCCTTCGATTCGAGGTTAGCCCTCAATTCGCCCAAGCTATAGCCTACGGTAGATCTACCGCCAAAGCTGGACATGTCGTGGAGAAGGCATTACGTAAGGCCGGATGGCCGGGAGTGAGGAAATACAATGCATGATACATTTGCAGACTGGGTAGCATCCCGTAACAAAATGTACGATATGTTGCGGAGTCAAGGTGAGATTGATGGTGGAACTTATATCCAGGAGAATCTAATCTATGCCGAAGTTTCTGGAAGACAAACTCAAGAAGGAGTATCCGGGCAATCCGGGTGCTGTCTACGGGACAATGAACAAGATCGGAGCCATGAAGGGCAACAAGGAGACTGCCAAGGGCCGGGAGATGGCTCGAAAACATGCGCGTGACTCTAAGAAAGGAGGTATGAACAAATGAAGAAAGTGCTAGTTGTAATGTTGCTGATGCTTTTTGTGGTGCAGGTAGCCGCACTAGCTGACTGTGTAGGTGGAGTCGGTGCTGGTTGTGGTCCTGCGGAACAGCCCATCATTATGATTGCCGATAGCTTGCCCATTCGCGGTCTTGCGGGGCTGGCATTCAACATCTGGTGGGATTGGTGGTGGCTCTAAGGTGAAGTTCAAACCACTGGCAAATCCAATCATGATCGTGTCGGATAACCCCTCCCTCCAGGGGGGGTTGTCCCGCATGTGTAGAGATCTTGCTACTCTCTGCTGTACTCTGTCCCAATTCAGGGTAGCAGTGCTGGGCCGTGGCATAGGCCAGAGACGAGAGCTACCTTTTATGATCTATGACTTCCCCAATACCATGCAGTGGGGTGAGCTTCTTATAAAGGATGCGTGGAATAACTTTGCGGGGGATGACTATGGTGTAATCATTACACTAGATGATGCATCCCGCCGACACTGGTTTGTTAACCCTGTCGGATTGCCAGATGACTTGCAGCAATTCCTTGGGCCAGCCCGTACCTTCCAGCGGTGGATGTATCTCCCAGTGGATTCAACAGGCCCTAATGGTCAGACTCTGAGCACAGCAGGACGTGACTGCGTTGCTCGATATGATCGAGTGCTAGCGGCATCAGAGTGGGGTAAGAATGTGCTTGTAGCTGGTGGTAGACAGGATGCTGACTGGCTTCCTCACGGCTACATTGAGACTCAGTTCAACATTGTTAAAGGGGATTGGCCCAAACCCGGTATTGTGCGGGTAGGCTGTGTGATGGCTAATCAATCCCGCAAGGATTATCCCGCTGCATTTGAGTGTTTTGCCTCTCTGCGCCATGAGTATGGCAATAGGCTTCAGGCTTGGGTACATACTAATGAGGTGATAGGGTACTGGAATCTAGCTGCTTTGACGGCTGACTTTGGACTGGAGGGCTGTATCAATGTTACTACTTCTCTCAGTGATAGCGATCTTGCTGCCCACTACAGCTCTTGCGATTGCACTGTGTTACCCACAGGCGGGGAAGGGTTTGGATTCCCTATACTGGAGTCTCTTGCTTGTGGGACTCCTTGTATTACTACTAATTACGCTGGTGGGGCTGAACTCATTGAGGAATCCTGTAGAGTTGACCCCATCGCTTACCGGGTGGACACTCAGCATAATGTATTACGGGCTGTGCTGAGCGGATACGCTTTTGCACTAAAGGCTAAGGAGCAGATTGAGAAGAAGCGAGGAGATTGGGAGTACCACTCTCATAGACTAGCCGCTGGAGTATCCCATCTCCGCTGGCATCGGCTTAAGCACCTGTGGGAGAAGTGGCTACTTGGAGGATTGAAATGACAGAGCATGAAGAGGTTGACCAGCTTCTTAAGATTGAGGAGTGGTTGGATACTAATGGCTGGGATAAACTGAGTAGCCAAGAGTTTACCCAGTGGTTGGAGTCTGTGGGTATAAAGCGAAGTGATGTAATTATTCACTGTTGCAGAGAAAGGGACATGCTGCCGTGACATTCGAGATAGCTTGCGTCAGATGCGGGGGGGATGGACCCGACTATCCGGTAGATACTAGGATGAATACCAGCTTTATCTACAATACGGATAACAGATTGTCTCCATGTGAAGGATATCAGATTCTACTCAAGCAGTGTCGGGCAGATGTCATTATGTATATACATGATGATGTGGAGATCTTTGATGAGGAGTGGGCTGATATGGTAATGCGTCCATTCGATCTGAAAAGGACTGTAGCCGTGGGTCTGGGTGGGGCTGTTGGGCTGGGTAATAAGGATCTCTACCGTAAGCCATACGACATACGTAATATGGCCCGAGTTGGGTACGGATCTAACCAAGTGGGTGCTGAGACTCACGGTATCAGAGTCACACAAGCCCGTAAGGTGGCTGTACTTGATGCATTCTTTATGGCTGTTGATGTTGGGTGGCTTAAATCCATTGGAGGATGGCCATTCAAACATCTTACTCATCACTGCCTTGATCTATGGCTGGCCTGTGAAGCGGCTAAGAGTAGAATGGATACCTGGACAGTGCCAGTGAAGTGTAATCATTACGGTGGGGGCACTAGCATCAAGCCTGCATATTCTCAGGCTGAGTGGTTGCAGGGTGGAACACTGGAGTCAGACCACGCTACCCCTCATGTGTGGCTGTATGAGAACTATGCGGATGTGCTGCCTATTGAGGTTAAATGAGGGCTTTAGTTGTAATCTTAATTGTACTTTTTATAAGGGGCTGCGTATTCGTATGGAGGTTATCTAAGAATGACTAATATAGTGATGGTCTGCAAGAACAGACCCCGCTTACTAGAGCAATCGCTGAGCACTCTGGTGAGAAATACAGACTCCCTACAGTACAACCTAACGATTGTGGACGATGCAAGCTCTGACTTCAGAGTGGATGGCATCCTCCAGCAGTATGAGGGGATGCCCAATGTCACCTCTATTCGTATTGAGAAGTCTAATGGGGTGATTGCACGGGCAAAGAATCTGGGGGTGTACTGGAGCGAGATGACATTCGGTCACAGTGAATGGTTATACATATCGGATAGTGATGTCTACTTTACCTCAAACTGGCTGGAAGATCTTACTAGACTGGCTACGGCAACAGAGCAGTATGGTTTCTGTCTATGGGGGGGACAGATCCACCCTTTTCATAGACCGATAGACAATAGTACTTTGTTAGATGCTCTAGGGTTGCTGGAGTATGAAGTTTTGGATGGACCCTCATGGTTAATGAGATGGAGAACATGGAATATGGTGGAGGGTCTTCTAACCACATGTGCTCCAGGTCCATGCCAGTCTGAGGATGCGGACTTCTGTGCAGGAGTATTTGGTAGAGGGGGTAGGATAGGTGTACCCGGTACGCATGTTGTCATTCACACTGGACTTACCAATACTAATGGAGAGGATGCTCCCGGCCGCAAAGAACGGGAAGCTCTGATGATTCCGGGGGTGATCTATGAGTAAGTCCCAACTCTGTGTGTTCTCTACCGGATCTAATACGGAACTGTTCGAGGCCAGTTGTAAGCGTGTAATGATTACACCTCATCTGTATCAGGTCAACCCATGGAAGGGCTATGTTGCAGGCAAGCTGAGAGAGGGTGTCAAGTTTCTGGCCACTCGCTCCGAACCATTCGCCATGTGGGTGGATAGTAATGATTCTCTAGTCTTGCAGCCAGAGGATGAGATAGTAGCGCGTCTATCTGTGGCGGGTTTCCCCGTGATGATTGCGGCTGAGGAGACTTGCTGGCCGGATGCCAGTAGGTCAGATGATTACTACGCTAAAACAAAGGGCCTTGTATATATGACAGGCCCACGATTTATCAATGCTGGTGGATTCATCGGCCCTATCGGGGATGTGATGACCGCTATGAACACGGCTCTCTCCTGTTCCACAGGTGAGGATGACCAGCGGGCATGGACTACAGCTTATCTTGCGGGGCTATTGCCCAGCGTTCAGATAGACCATGCCCGCAGGATCTTCTCTTGTGTGGGGGATGGGGATAGTGCCGTGCGGTCAGATTCGTGTGTCCGTCATTGGAATGGCAGGATGGGCGGCAGAGATAAGTATTGGGAGGATATCTGTGCTACTTCTTAATATTGGCAGCGGTCAGAGGCCCTTCCAGAAGCCGTGGATCAACATAGACAAGCAGGCTGTAAACAAGCCTGATCTTATCTGTGATGTGGGCAACCCATTAGACCCTCTACCTTACGAGGATGGAACAGTGGACATGATAGTACTTCATCATGTGCTAGAGCATTATGGGTGTGGTGAGGCCCAGAATCTACTGGATATCTGCCACCGTCTGCTGAAGGATGGTGGCTCTCTCCTTATCTTTGTGCCGGATATGTCTGAGCTTGCCAAGATGTTTATTCGGCAGGAGATCACGGCACAGATCTACTTCACCAATGTTTACGGAGCATATCAAGGTCATGATGCTGACCGTCACAAGTGGGGTTATGACAAGCATAGTCTGTACGGCTTCTTAATGACGCACGGGTTCGACCCGCATCGATTCAACTGGCGTCCAATTGGTGGGGCTGATATAGCTAGGGACCGCTGGATACTGGGGATAGAGGCTATCAAATGATATGGGATAAGGCCACATGTGATGCAGCCAAGGCTAAAGCTAATAATATGGCATGGAACTACGATACCGGACAAGAAGACCCCACTGGAGCGGCCCAGAGCGGAGGTGTAATCACTCCACCAGCCTACCTCAACAGTTGGCCTAAAAGTGTCAGAGACTTGTGGGTGAGGTGGCAGTTAGCTGAGTCTGCTTGTGCCACTAGATCAGGCACAGTAGATTACGGTAGACTTGAACAGGTAGCGGCTAAGAGATGGCAGGAGTTGATTGAGATCCTTCTGCCTGTACTCAATGTACAGCACTCTACCTACCGACACAAGTTTGTGCTGTGGTTGATGAGCAGAATACCGGACTGTGATCCTAATAAGAAGACTAGTAATCCTCTGGGTGAGCTTGACATGTCTAAGGTAGATGAGAATCTACCCCTCATGGACCGTATTGTACAAGAGGGATTCAAGGCCATAGCCAAACGTGCCCATCCCGATGTGGGCGGGTCGGCTGAAAAGTTTATAGAGTTGAAGCAATCAACCAAACAACTGCAAGACCTATTGAAAGAGGTTAAGGATTTACTATGACAGACTTGGAGAAGAGACGTGTAGAACTAGCAAACAGATTAAAGATGAGGCTGGCCCATAAAATGGGCAAGTCTTCCATGTTCACCTGTCTGCTGTTGGATGTTAGTGCATCCATGGATGGTAGCCCTATCAGAGAGCTTGGCTTGATAGCAGCTAAGTTCACTGGGGTCAGACGATTCATATTCAGTAATGACTGTGAGGAGTTAGCCCCCGGCCAGTATATTGGTGATGCTCAGGAGGGGACCTGTATGGGGGAAGCCTTTAAATATGTCCGAGATAAGGGTATCAAGCATGTCATTCTTGTTACAGACGGCAGACCTAATGATGAGCAGCTAGCTCTGGATGAATCAGTGGATCTAAAGATTGATATATTCTATGTCGGTCCTCCTCCAGCCCCCGAGTTCCTATATAAGCTGGCGAGGCACACTGGCGGCAAGTATGGCGAGTGTTCATTATTCGAGCAGGGTAAACTTGAAGAAGGGATTAAGGGGCTGCTACCTGCCCCCGGTGATTCACCCATACAACTATGAGCGGATCTATTGTAATCGTTACACGCAACAATCTAAGTCTAACCAAGCAGTCTGTTAATTCAGCCCTTGCCCAGCAGCCAAAGTGTGACATTCTTGTGATTGATAACTGTAGTGAGGATGGCACGATGCAGTGGCTGAGGACTAAGCCCATCGCAGTTGTCTCCACACCTAAGCAGGAGTCTCTTGCGGCCTGTTGGAATAGTGGGGTAGGAGCCTTCTTTGATATAGGGTCGGAGGAGGTTCTAGTCATCAACAACGATGTGGGTCTGCCCCCTTATTTCTATAACACCCTGAAGCCAGCCGCTCACATCTTCCACTTCGCCACAGGGGTTAGTGTTAATGATCCTATGCAGGTTCCAGAAGACCCTCCAAAGGATAGCAACATCCGGCCTCACCCAGACTTCTCAGCCTTCATGATTACTCCATATGTGACCGGGCATGTGGGGTGGTTCAATGCTGACTATTACCCGGCTTACTGTGAGGATTGTGACTACCATGTCAGGATGCACCGGGCCGGGATCACTGCTGTTTGCATGGATCTACCCTTCTACCACGCTGCCGCTCAGACAGTTAACAAGGCTCAACAGGGAGAGAGGGAGAGGATACAGAGGGGAGCGGATATCAACCGGGAAAAGTTCAGAGCCACCTATGGATGCTATCCGGGGACTAAGGAATACGAGTCTCTATTTCTCCCTTCACAGGCATCCGGTTCTTAGCCTCCATGAAATCGTAGATTGATCTCATCTCATCTGCACTAAGCTGATGCCAGTGCCTGCCATAACAGGAGAGGGCTGCTCTTGATAGCTGGGGGTGGCCACTCTCTCCCGCTGGAGATCCAGGAAGGTACAACTCTTGGGCTCTGGCATGAGCCATCCGATTCATTTCAAACTTATCAATCTTTGGGAGCAATTGGTTTCACCTGTGGCTTATTCCAATGGAAGTCTGCGCGTTTGGCAATAGCATCAATAACATCCGTCATCGATCTGCTCTCCTCATTGCCCTTACCCTGTAGGGACTTGAATCCCTTCCCGGTATCCTTATTGATCTTCTTAAGCATAGCTTCCTTCTGCTCTATAGACAGGGCTTTCCACGCCACCCCATCCATATTCTCCTTATCTGCCAGGTACTTACCGATGAAATCATCCTTGGTGAATGCCCGCTGAGCGGCTACTGGCCCAACCTGAGAGGCTTGCTGATGATACTCTGGGTGAATATGGCGGACATCAATGTTGATTGTGCCCTCTGGTGGAGCGGGAGCCTGCCCAGTCTGTTCAATCGTAGGTATCTTAGCAGCTTCTGGTGGAGGGGCTGATGGGGGAGCTACTGTCTCTGGCTTTAAGTTCTGTCTCAAGGGTGGTATAGGATACTGCTTAGGTGTAATCGTTACAGGTTCCTTGGGGTAAGTTACTGGTGGTGGTCCTGGGATATTAGGCTGAGGTTCTGGCTCTGGCCTCAGATTCTGACGTAGTGGAGGTGGACCCGGTACTCTCTGAGCGGGAGCCTCCACCTGTGGTCTGAAGGTAACAGGAGGTGGACCGGGCACACGAGGTGTAGGCTCAGGCTCTGGCCGTAGAGGATATGATAGGGCTGGAGGACCCGGTATGCTAGGCTGAGGTTGTGGCTCTGGCCTTAGATTCTGGCGCAAAGGTGGAGCACTCAGACGTGCTGGATTAATAGTCTCAGGCTCGGGCTGCAAGTTCTGTCGCAGAGGGGGAATAGGCCATGGTTTAGCTGAGGGGGCTACTCCCTCTGCTGGGTTGAGATAGTTGTAAGCTCGGATGTATTTTCCAAACCCCGGCACATGCTCTAGCAGTGTGGGTATTCTAGGCAGTTTAGCATTAGCCGCATTCTCACCCGCTGCTAGTCCAGCCACATCTCCTACAGCCGCCCCAGTACCGGGATATCCCAGCATCTCACCTAGAAACTGTATGCCATGCTGAGCTAGCCCACCTGCTGTAACCGCCTTTACTGCCCCCCAAGGATTAGCCAGGGCTGGGCCCACTGCCATAGGAGCCATCGAAGTTCCTAAAGCTCTCATCATATCTGAGGTAGCGCCAAGAGTAGTGTCCATAGATGGACTCTCAAAGTGCTCACCCATATGAGATCCAAGATCTAACAGTGATGGATCTCTCTGGCCAGTGGGAGACTTCAGCCTCAGTCCAGTTCTGCCTGACCCAGCAGTGATTCTGGGACCTACCTCACTCTTGACTATAGAGAGTGGTAGATCCTCAGATTTAACAATGGTCAGATCAGCCATAGTGTAATGATTACTCTTTGGTTATTGTTCCATCCGCCATCTTCAGCCACACACTACCATCGCTGAGAGTATGTCTACCCGCTGAGGCTCCAGATAAAGCCTTCTGAACGGCTGGAGGTACAGATGATCCACCAGATACTCCAGGGATACCAGTCTTTCTCTCATCACTCAGCACCTGCTGTCTGGAGTCAGATAGTATCTTCTCCATCTCCCCCAGCTTCTGGTACATTCTGGCTGGGGTATCCGGGATGTGCATAGGCTCGTGAGCCGCTGGATTTAGCTCCATGGTAGGCCGAGGTACATGCTCCATGGCCTTATTGAATATCATCTGACCACGAGTACTGATACCCTGCATAGCCGCCCCACCAGATCTCAGCCCCTCAAAGGCTAGATCAGTCCACAAAGATCCTAGAGGGGTGGCTTCTCCCAGTCTCTGAGCCCTGAAATAATCCGCATATTTATCACGGCTGGTATCATTCGCCAGACCCATCTTCTCCATTTGGCCCTTGATCCGTTTGATCTGGGCTAGGACATCATCGATCCTCTCAAGATCCTTGCTACCAGATGCAGATAAAGCTGTGGGAGAAGGTAGGTTATTACGTGCGGCGTAATCCTGAACTGCCGTAAGCTCTTTACCAGTGGGGCTAGACTTGCCATCAACCCAGTCCTGATATTTCCTCTGCTCCAGACTATTGGATGCTCCACCTCCTCCAGCGGGGGGTTGAATAGGCGTGATAGTTCCACCGCCAGTAGACTGAGCACCAGCCCCTCTGCTTCTGGTTGTATGAGTAACTTGTGGTAGCTGACCTGGAATCTGCTGAACAGATGTAGTATTGATCGGAGCATAAGCAGGATTCTGGTAGTTACCTTGGTTAATCTCTTTACCAGTCTTGAACTCTAGCTTGCCTGTTGGGGTAGTTCCCTGATGCAGACCAACATTAGCATTCACAACAGCCGGGGCAACAGACCCCCCCAGAGGAGCAATAAGCTGACCATTTCTTCTATTGTAAGTCCCCTGTTCACCTTGAGCATTAGTGCCAGTTGTAATCTCAGAGGCTATCGGTTGCCAAATAGTCTCCCCTGTACCCGGCAACATTTCAACCCTGTACGGCATACCAGCCTGCACTGGTTTGTTAGTTCCATACTCCACAGTTCCTGGAGGAGCAGACTCACCCATAGACCTGGACGATAGCAGACGGGGAGTCATAGCCCCAAATGGCATAGTAGGTATCTGTGTGCCTGGAGTAGCCGCCCACATCTCAAACTGATGATGCTGAAAGGGGGATAGCTTATCCCACTCTGGACCAGCTTTGAACTTATCAAGTACTCCCTTACGCTCATTCAACTCTAACCTACGCATTGCCACTGTACGATTGTATTCAGCCTCTTGAGTATGATAAGGCTGCAAGATGGCACGACCTGGAATAGTCTGAGCCAGCTTTTCCACAGGTATACCCATAACGCTAGTGGGCATTTGATATCCAGGCTCAGAAGTCTGCTGAGTAGCAGTGGGTAGAGGTTGTATTGGACCAGTCTGTGATGGTTGAATTGGGGATGTTAATGGGAGGGTAGCTGACCCCGGCCCTGGAGCTTGTGGCAACTCAGTGCCGAATGAGAACTTGGGTAGACCGGACCCAGGACCGGGCAGAGGTTGAGGCTGTTTGGGTGGGCCACCCGACATTTGGGATATAGTATGGTTACCTTGGATGTGATCCTGCACCTGTTTGATGACAGGGGGCAGGGCCTTCTCCATGGGCTTGTTTCGGTGAAGATCTACTACACCTTGGAGGTAGGTAGCCTTCTTTTCAGGGTCAAGCTCCTGGCTAGCTAGTGTTGTCAGTAACTCTGCAAAGTGATTGCGCCTCTGCTCCAGCAGTCCTCTGATCTGCTGACCGTAATCGTGGGCGGCTGCTCCTGCCCCGCCAATGCCTGCAATGAATCCAGCCATGTAATGATTACACCTATATCAGACCAAGTAGACCATTGGTAGCAGACCCACCACCAAAAGGAGTGGTAGCAAGACTGAACAGACCAGATCCTAACCCAGCAAAGAGATTGTTCTTCATCTGCTGAGCCTGCAATCCCATGTTGCCAAGACTGGTATTGGTTCCAGCCGCTGTGCCTAAAGCGGAGTTACCAATGCCGAATAGATTAGCCCCAACCCCCTGTTGCCCCAGTCCCAAACTCTGTTGCTGTAGCCCTATGCCCGGTAGAGTGGATGCCGCAGATGTGCGGCCTGTGTTGAATAGGTTCTGTATCTGAGACTGTGGGGCAAAGGACTGGCCGAATAGAGCAGCCCCCCGGCCACCACCCCGAGGCATCAGAGTGTTGATCCCATTGAACACTCCCGATTGATTGGCCCTGATCTGATCTATGCTAGGTTGCAGGGCAGCGGTGGTGTTAGCCTGATTGCCGCTGAGCAGAGTGTTGAGGAAGTTGATAGCAGGCTGGGTTGTGTTGGCCCCAGTCCGCGTCATATCCGCTCCAGATGTCAGAGCATTACCACCAGCCGCCGTCACTTGTGGGAACAATTGGTTAGTGGCAGTGCTGCCAATTCCTGCCAGATTGTTCTGGGCAGTCTTGGTTTCATTGTTCGTGCCAAAGCTCATTGTACTGCCTCATCAGTCGGTAGATCATTTAACTCAAACATAATAGGTCGGGCAGGCTCCTCTGGCATCACCAGCTTGCTCAGCACTACCCAGGGCTCAAGCTGCATACCCATGGACTGAGCTAACTGAGCAGTACGGCCCGCGGGGGAGAACAGGTACACCCATGTCGGTCCACATCGCTGGAGGATATACTTCTCAGCCTGTCTGACTAGGGGGGTCAGAATCTGGGAGTGACCTTCCTCGATATACAAGGGCTCAGCGTGCAGCTTGATCTGAAGAACTAAGAACCCAACACACTTGCCGCCCTTGAATGCTCCCATGAATGTGGATGTACCGGGATCGGGCAGAGATACCCCCCGCTCTATGAATAGATGCTCTTGCTGAGCTATCTCTTCAGAGGTCATGACACGTACCTCTAGTTCACTTGGGGCTTTAAGTTCGACAGGGAGCGGCTGTATAATCATATATCTATTATACTACGGTGTTGGTGGAATCGATGCCTTTAGCTTGGCCATCTCCTTTTGAGCCTGTAGCAACTTATCATAGATATCCTGAATGATCCTATTCGTGTCAGGATCTGGATGGTTCAGCCGTGTGAATGTAACCTGCTTCGATACAGCCACTATCTACTCCCCACCCAAGTCACAGAGTCGCCACTGTTGACACATGCTATGTACAATGTGGTTGGATTAACTCCAGGGTTAGTCTTAGTCGCACTGAATGATGCACCAGGAGTCAGCACACCACCATTAGATGTGGTAGTGTTATTACCTCCGACATGAACCTCAGCACTGTTTAGAATGTTGGCAGTCACCACCAACTGATACAGATTCTGAGAGGTGGTAGTCAGTTGCTTATTGCCTGACGATGGGCAAGTCTGTGAGCCAGAGATGAAGTCACTATGGAGCCCTGGAACCAGAGCAGCCATGAGTGTAATCATTACACATAGACGTTTCATAGTTCTATTTTACCTCATGCCCTAAATAGGGCCAACTTAATATAAGTCTCTTCGGTCCACTCCTTTGTCTCTACTGTCCAATCCTCAAAAAATGGGGCAAAATGAGTGCCGGGTATAGCCGTCTCGATTTGTAGCGCAAAGGCCAGATCCTTTATATTCTGATCCAGCATGATAGGGAATATACGGTACTGACCATTAGAGGTTGGGATGGTATAGGAGAACACTCTTCCATCCTGTGTCACGATTGTAAAGATCACCTCTTGGTTTGATATCAAAGCGGGGAATGCCCGCCGCATATGCTTCCACCCAGGGAAGCTGAGAGCACCAAACTGAGTCTCAAACCTATCCATTAGATACGGTTGAGGGAAGGCACTAACCTCCCACGCATACAGCTTAGCTCCGCTAGGTCCTCCCGCCCATGAGAACTTAGCACCTACATTATGGTGCAACTCTAAATCAGATAATGAGGCCAGATTAACTGGTACTTGATATATGCCAGTCTGTTTCATCAGAATACCGGGGGGTGAGGTAGTCTGTGCCCAGTCATAGGTGGCTACATACTCCACTTCAATCGAGTTACCATGGTCAAGCTGGACCATCGAATCTACATAGAGCTTCTGGGTCCTCTCATCTCCCCCATCCATGGAAGGAAGTGTAACAGTGGTGTGGATGTCTTGCCCAGCGTCGGTGTCCCCTCCCGCCAACAGCACTCGGTTGAAGTTGACGGAGAGCATGAGTATGTCCATGCTCTGTGTTCCCCCTGCGGGCTCCTCAACCAGATAGTGGTAATTAATACCATCATAGTAGTTGCTGGGTAGCCACCTCTTTTTATAGATCTCGTAGATGAGAGTGACAAAGTTACCAGCTATGTCCTTGTAGCAGAACCGTAGCGTCTCATCGCAGTAGGACATGCGAAGGAAATCTAGCTGTGTCATATCCACTGGGAGAATGACATCAGTCCCTATGGTTACTGTGTGGGCTGGCTGGCCATCGTGGGGGAATAGGGGGTATAGCTTCTCGTCTGTTATGTTGACGCTGGCACTGTCTGTGGCTAGATATATTCCATCTCTGCCAAGATACGCCACTCCAAGGGGACAGGCGCAGCAGGACCATCGGGACCACATGCCTGACGGGGCAGCGGATATCTGAGCCCACTGATACGCATTGCTTCCACCTTCTGATATGCTGCTGAGATAGGAGTATCGGATGCAAAAGAGTTTGTCCTTATTGCCAGCGATGGCCATCCCATTCCACACAGCACCGCTGACTAGATCATCTGATGGGGGAGCTAGTTCAACTGTATTGGTGTCACTCGCAGAATCCAAGCTCCCAAAGTTTGAGAAGTAGAGGAGTCCCCCGTTGATTGAATCGCCCAACGCGAACAGCACAGGAGCAAACGGCCCTTCAAGTGGTCCAAAGGCAAAAGGTAGAGACTGTGCAGCCAGTGTGGGCTCATTGATGATGTAGTAGGCATTGGTCTGGACTCCCGCATCTTGAGTCAATTCAATAAAGGTGGTACTCCGGGGGGTACCAAATAGCTGGTAAGCCGTACCTCCCAGTATGATAGCCGTGTTGGCCATCAGGTTGAGGTCGAACGGGCCTCCACCGACTAGGGTCACTGAGGTACCTACCACATTCACAGTACCACTTTGGGTTGGCTGAGTGATCGGCCACGGCTGGATAGCTGTCAGATCTGGTGGCTGGTTAGTCTCCAGTACTGTGGCATCTGATAGACCATCAGTGTACGGATTGAATATCCCGCTTTGCAGGCTGGCCACATACAGGGGAGAGGTGACTAGCCCACCTATCCTATATATATCAATGGTGTCTACATTATCCAGGGCTTGTGTGGGTGCCACAGGTGTAACGATTACAGCCTCCCTCAGCGGGAATAGCTGCTCACGAGTGAGAGGGCCGGGCACGGACTTAGAGCCAGTGCTAGAGTCTCTGAACCTCTCCTGATACCTTACACCAACCGGGGAGTTAGGCTGGATTACTTGGCCATATGTGCCAAAGAAGTATAGCCAGTCAAAGCCATAATTACAGGAGCCCGTGGTGATTAGTTGTACTGCCATGCCTTGTATGTTGGCTATGGTGCGGGTGAAGTCCTCCCCAGACCGCACACCAGAGGATATGGGTACTACCACATCCACCCATGACGCACTGCTGGAGCCATCTATCTTAAGCTGGGCCTGTGTGAAGGTCCATATGTACGAGTTACCTGGATTGAGAAAGGAGAAGTTAGGGGTAGCATCTAATGACAATAGCAGTTGTACATTGGTCACATTCTGTGGGTTCTGGAGATAGATACTGATATGTAGGTAGTCATCAGATGGTACAATCTGGCGGAAATTAGACGTTAGTGAGCCGTCTACAGCCACATCAGCTTGAGCAGATCCAGTACCCGTGCCCTGAGTCACTGCTATGTACTTGGAGGTGATAGTCTCACCAGCCACATGGTTATTAGTGGTGTAGGCAAACCAGGATATCAGCCCGGTCACTGAGTCACCCGCAAAGTGGGGAAGCAGAGTAGAGCATCTAATAGAGTAGTCAGTGCCCGTGGGGGCCGGGACTACTGCCAACACTCGGACTATCTCACCATTAATATTGATAAGAGTATTACGGTCAACACCATGGGGACTCCCGGTTAACACTAGTGAGCACATACCGCTTAGCCCTATGTCGTACAGGACGGCTTGGACAGTAGTGGTCTTAATGGCAGGTAGGATGTTACGGATAGCCACAGCCTCCTCATTGCCACCACCAGAATCAAGGATGACCTTCATCCTCTCTCCAGCCCATGAGGTATCAGAGATATTAGGATTGATACAGCACCATCCCGAGTTACCGGATACGAATAGGATACTGGTTATAGTGTCCGAGCCATCTGTACGATCAGACAGGGCTACTGCTGAGCTTGACCCTGTAACAGTCCAACCTGTAACATTCTGACCAGTTTCAATGTCCTTATCAGCTGGAATGCCGTACTCAATACTAGGGGCTTTATTAGGTGGGGCTGTGCCAATGGATATCTCTTGCTTGTTAGCCCTGATCTTAACCTGTTTGTTCTTGTCGTAGACATACATCATGGACTGAGGAGACTGCTCAGGCCGGAAGGGTATCAGAGAAAGAGGGTCACCCGAGAAGCCACTGGTAATAGGCGTGTAGTCATTGGGAATGCCCGCAAATAGTAGGGTGCCCACCCCACCTACATTAATGTAGCCCGTGGGGGCAAACTGACCAGAAGGGTCATTCAGTCTACGGATAGAGTTAGGTCTATCATTAAGGTTGGTGATGTTGGTATAGCCAGGGCGGGCATCAATGCGGCCCTCTTCAATCACACGGGCATTAAAGATGTATGGAAATGATCCAGGGGGCTGACGGTCAATAGGGTGGACCAGATCAATACCCGTGCAATCGAATCGGAATGGAGTACGGGCTATATCAGGCATTAACATTCTCCATTCGATCCGGTCTCTGCTGCCACTCCTTATTAGGCTGACCCAGCAGAGGAGTCAGATACTGTATCTTAGCTGCATTGATGCCCTTACGACGGGCCACACACTGGAGAAAGCTATCGTAGCCGGGCAGGGTGGAGGTGAACTCCTGCCCGCCGCACTTGAAAGTAAGAAGGTGGGTGACGTAATCACTCAGAGTATCAAGGTCCTCAGTACCCATCTGAATGTAATCATTACCCTGTGGGAGCGGGGCAGTCTGCACCACATCAGCCGCTATGCTGTACTCCTGATTGGGTATGCCGGGGGCTATCACAACAAAGTCATACATCGTACCGCATACCTGAGGTGGGCCACTCTGATTACGCCAGTAGCAGAAACCCGAGTCAATGTTATAGAGAGTGTCGAGCGGTAGAGGCACATTGTTGAGTAGCAGCCTCATGACAGAGCGGGCATTCACAGCGAACTGTACAGCCTGCATGTACCGCTGTTCAGCGTACTGAGCCCGCAGTACATCCTTGATCTGGCCCTCACCATACAGCAGATAGGACAGAGCCGCATACTTGATAGCGTGTACCCACTCATCTGGTACCTGAAATGTAGCAGTTGGGTCTGTGATGTCTACCTGTAGGGACTTAACAATGACCGCTTCCAGCAACCCAATATTGACCGGGGGTGGAACAAGCTGTATTAGCAGGGGGGCATTCTCAGCCTCAGAGAACGTCTGCGGCACACCCGGTTCCAGTGTCCAGGTTTGATTATTCTTATCAGAAGCCCATGCATCTTGCCTCCATAGGTTGGCCCAGATCCCGCTATAGACATCCTTCCATGATGCCCTGTGCAGGTACACTGTATCTTGACTAAACTCAATCTCACCCGAGGGGGAAGGTGGATCATTGAACTGTCGGATGGTTAGCGGTAGCTTGGTATCGATCACCAACCTGTTACGTGATATCTGGATGGCATTAAGGATAGCACTCACGGTCACCTGACCGCTCATGCCAGTGCCAGCCACTCCACTTGGATTCTCCAGCAGCATCCACTGTATCTCTTTCACCATCTGCTGAAGGGTGTAGGTACGAGTGCGCAGTGCTGGAAGCACCACACTCATATCATAGTAGGGGGTGAAGTCAGTGGGTTTGACATTGAACACCCCCCGAGATCGCCAGTAGTTGGTGTAAGCACCCCACACCCGCAGCCCTTCATAGACTGCTGATTGTATCTCATCTTGGACCCAGTAGACTTTACCCGGATCATCCATGAGTTCAGCAATCTGATTGATGAACTGGTTGAGTGTGACAGTGCTGTATGCCATTACTTATGGTAGAGGTCTTTGCCTTCGCAAGGACCGTCCATGCTGGTCTTCTTGCCCTTGGTTGCCATGTTGGTGGATTCGGGATAATGCTTGGTTGGCATCTTCTCTGCACCATCCGGTTTAAACTGGCAGGGCTCGTGAGGCCCTTCCAGGTTACTCTTATTTGCCATCGTCCTCTCCTTTCTTAATGATTGATTTAGGGCTTATGCGCCCCGCTAGTACTCCTGAGAATGTTGCAAGAACACCGCTGATGACCTGGAATGTCTGGCCATCATTGGGACTCCACTTGGACACCACAATGAGAGTGATTACTAGAGCCCCAACAAGAGCGAACAGCCACTTGATAATAGGCTCCACAGGTTCACCTTTGGCTACTGGTTGAGGGCTCATGTAATGATTACACTTCCTTATCGTTATGCTTGGTTACAAAGTTCCTGACAGTGTTGAACTCCCTCACAGCCTTCTTGATATCGTCAAGAGTATCCGACATCTTCTCAACAGTTACCTTGTTGGTTGCTAGGACATCCCCCATAGTTTTGAACGCATCCATTATTATTTTATCCTTCTCTTGCAGCTTACGCCAGAGGACAACCACAGCCACGGATAAGATACCCATGGCCCCCATTTGACTGAGAGATCTAGCCGTATCATCGACTACCCCAGTACCCGGTGCAACTTGTATAATAGCCAGCCCAGTACCTAATAGGAAGATAGTTTTAATCACCAGTGGAGCATCCATATAACCCGTACCGAGACTGCTTTTCTCAGTCAAAGTCACCCGTTCAAAAATGGTGCGTGTGTTTGTTGCCATTGACCATCATACCAGGGGCTGGGAGCCATCGGATAAATCTGATAGTCTACGTTAGTAACCCCTACCTCTTCATCATTCCGTTCAAGTCCAATGAGCATATCAGTGACCTTATCGGCATGGTACTTGGCCTGTCTAAGATCGTGATAGATATTAATGTGATCGGCATCTGATCCCGGATACAATGCACACTTCTCTAGGGCCATCTCCAGCAATACCTCCCCACGATTGGCCATAAACGGCGGCAGGGTAGGTTGTTGCACAGTGAGATCGTATTCTTTAGCTATATAGATAAACGGGTATAGATATCCACTGAATGTTGGGGCAGGCCACAACTCCATCCGGGGGACACCAGCCGTAACGATCGATTGGCAATTGATGACAAACAGAGAGTTAAGTATATACACCCAGCCTGTTGGCCAGTAGATCTGTACTCCATCCTCCAGGTCTACAGGATTCTCCGAGGTGATTACGGGAGGCTGAAAGGCTGTGTCACCAGCCCTCATCCACTGGAACTGAGCAGTGCCTGTCTGACCACCAGTACTCACCTTTACTATATAGGTGGCATTAGCTACATAGGTGAATCCAGTAGATGTGGTGGATATGGGAGGTGGATCTGATGGATTACTCACGGAGATGCAAGGCCCTATCACCCCGCCATACTGAGATGAGTAGTCCTTGAATACCACCGCATAGGTCTGACCAAAGTTGGTACGCTGGGGATCTAGCATAGCCAGATCTGCCTCAGTCAGATTCCACCACAGCCTGAACCCGTCCTTAATAGACACCGCAGTATACCCGTAGCCGAAGTCAGCGGGCATCGGGTAATATGCTTGCAGGATATTATAGGACTGATTAGACACATCTTCTCCAGCCCACGGCTGGTCAATGAGAATGGCTGTGGGGGACAACCAGCCTATGATGGTATAAAAGGGATACAGCAGTCCCCCAATTCTAATCTGTCGCCCTATCATGCTCTGAGTCCAATTGGTATTGAGCCCAGTAATTAGGGTTGGATTGCCGCTGAACACGTTAGAGGAGGCATAGCCCGTACTGTAGATAGTGGGGGGAGCCCATGTACCACTACGTCTACGGAAGCTCCACTCTCTACGTGATTGTAGATCGTGCCATGAGTCATTAACTAGCTGCTGCGCCAGTTGGATACCAACCGCTGGGCATCGGCTTAGCAATCGTTGCGACAGTGTGTTGAAGTTATCCATAAAAAAAGGGGCAGGCTTTCGCCCACCCCAGATGATGAGATATGGAGACGAATGGGCTACTTCTTAAATCCCTTGAGAGTTTCGGCTAGACGAGCCCTTTTGCCCAGCTTACCACCTGCGTGTTCTGCTTTCTTCAGCTTACCCTCTGGAATCTTTTTACCTTGGGGCACACCAAGTTCCTTATGCAAAGCACCCGGATGCTTGATGGCACCTTGAATCCACTTCTCTGCCATACTAACCTTCTCTGCCCTGCACCATGATTACTTCATTCACCATAGTGCCAGAAGATGTAATGGTTACAACCCCCGCAGCGATTGAGAGAGCCGTAATCAGACTGGCCGTTCCAGCCTGAACAAAGTTCTGATTATCCACCCAGACAATACCACTCATGCCAGTGTGGATAGTAGAACCGCTAGCCCCATTGACCACATAGATCTTAGTGACTAGGTTGCCACGGACAAACCTCTGAGGTGCTGGAGTACCGTATGTGACTTCTGCCATAATTCCCCCTTATTCCGCGAAGGCAATAGCCACATTGACCGGGTAGATGCTACCCGTAATAGCAGTGGCAGAGGCCACCACACCCACCACCTGAGATACAGGGGCGGTAGTAACGGTGGCCACCGGAAGACCACGAGCGGTACTGGCCGTAGTGTCTCCAATGACCTGGACACCCAATGTGGGAGCGGTGCTAAGTAGAACTCCAGCATTGGGCTTGCGGATGATGAGATCACACATGTACTGGAGCGGGTTACCATCAGATCCAGCAACACCTCCACCCGCAGTTACCGCAAGCTGGAAGATACCAGCAATACGGTTGACTGCACCAGAGGGACCAGCATCACACTGGTTCTTATCGTTGGTCACGATGCCGTTGACCTGATCTTTCCAGAAGGCCAATTGACCACGAGACACAGCACCTACGGCTGTGGCTGAG